TTGGCGGTCAGCGTATGTTGTTGTCGGCAGAACGCGAAACACCAGCAACTGGTGTGCAATCAACATTAGGAGCAAAGTGATGGGCGGTATTATTAGAAAGCCAAAGATAAGGCAGGCTGAGCCACAGGAGATGGTGCAAGAGCTTGCTGAGCAAAAAGCAGAAGCGGGGCCGGGGGCAGGCGCAGCCGCTGCACCAAGAGAAGAAAAGCAAGCTGCCGCCAGACGCCGCGCACGGCGTGGCGGTATGCGTTCACTGCTTGGCGGTGGTCGTCAGGCCGGTGGTGATGCAGGAACTCAAACAACATTAGGAGCTGGATAAATGCCTATGGTCACATCTAAGGATGGTAAGAAACGCCATTTCTCATATTCCAAAGAAGGCTTCAAGGCAGCTAAAGAGTACGCCAAACAAACTGGCGGCAGGTTTGCTATGGGCGGCATGAAGTCAAAGATGGCTAAGAAGAAGGATAAATCATATGCCTAAGAAAAAAGGCAAAGGGTATGGCAAGTAAATTTAAGCGCGTGCCGAAAGACAAAAGCGGCCTGCCTAAAAAATACGTTGCCGGTTCATCCAACCCGGAGAAGACACGCGCTGAGATAAAACGCACGCGGCGTCTATACAAACGCGGTCTGCTTACCCCGGCAATGATGGACCGCATCAGTGAACAACGGAGTAAGACGTAATGCCCAGCTTCAAAGGTATTCCCGGCTCTAGCCGCTTTAGCAGTGACAAGCTCAACAAAGTTTACCGGCGTGGCTTGGGTGCGTACTACTCCAGTGGGTCAAGGCCAAAGGTATCAGCTCACCAGTGGGCTATGGGCCGCGTGAAGTCTTTTGTATCTGGCAAGGGCGGCGCACGCAAGGCTGACGCAGATTTACTGAAGGGCAAAAAGGGCAATGCGTAAGGAACACAAAAACCCCAAAGGCGGTTTGACTGAAGCTGGTCGTCAGCACTTCAAGCGCACTGAGGGGTCTAACCTAAAGCGGCCTGTCAAAAAAGGAACTAACCCACGCCGCATTTCTTTTGCCGCCAGATTTGCAGGCATGAAGGGGCCAGAGAAAAAGCCAGATGGCACACCAACACGGCTGGGTTTGGCCCTGCGTGCATGGGGCTTTAGGTCAAAAGACAGCGCACGTAACTTTGCACAAAGGCACAAAAAGTCATGATGACACCATCGCAAATCATTAAACGCCATGAGTTAGCGCAACGCCGTAAAGACAACTGGCGGCAGATATACGAAGATTGCTACGAGTTTGCGTTGCCGCAGCGCAATCTATATGACGGTTTCTATGAAGGCGGCAACGCGCCGGGTCAGAACAAAATGGTCCGGGTCTTTGACAGCACTGCTATCAACAGCACACAGCGTTTTGCCAACCGCATACAGTCTGGCTTATTTCCGCCACAATCTCAGTGGTGCCGTTTGGAACCCGGCTCTGACATCCCGGCAGAGCGGCAGATTGAGGTGCAGCAAGTCTTAGACATTTACGGTGAGAAGATGTTTGACCTGTTGCGGCAGACTAACTTTGATCTGGCGATGGGTGAGTTCTTGCTTGACTTGGCTGTAGGCACAGCCGTGATGCTTGTTGAAGAAGGTGATGAGACTACACCTATTCGCTTTACACCTGTGCCGCAGTATCTGGTGTGCATTGAGGAAGGCGCACATGGCAAGGTCGATAACGTCTATCGGCGTCTGCGCATGAAAGCTGAAGCTATCGCACAGCAATGGCCTGACGCTGAGCTGACCGACAAGCTCAAGCGCATGATTGAGGACAAGCCAACGGAAGAAGTTGAGTTAATTGACGCAACCTGCTTGGACCCGGAGACAGGTCGGTATCACTATCACCTCATTGAGAAAGAGGGCAAAGCGCAACTCCTGATGCGTGAGATGCGGTCAAGCCCTTGGATTGTGGCGCGGTATATGAAAGTTGCTGGTGAGGTATACGGACGCGGCCCGTTGGTTACAGCTATCCCCGACATCAAGACGCTAAACAAAACTTTAGAATTACTATTGAAAAACGCTAGCTTGTCTATTGCCGGGGTCTACACAGCCGCTGATGACGGGGTGTTGAACCCGCAGACCATCAGCATCAGACCGGGTGCAATCATTCCGGTTGCGCGTAACGGTGGCCCACAAGGTGAGAGCCTGCGGATGCTGCCGCGTTCTGGTGACTTCAATGTGTCGCAAATCGTTATCAACGACTTGCGCATGAACATTAAGAAGACACTGCTTGACGACACACTACCAAACGACAACATGTCTGCCCGGTCAGCCACAGAGATTAGCTTTAGGTCGGCTGAGCTAGCAAACAATCTTGGGTCTGCCTTTGGTCGCCTAATCACAGAAACGATGATGCCTATTGTATCGCGTGTGCTGGCTGTCATGGATGAACGCGGCCTGATTGAGTTACCGTTGGACGTGAATGGCTTGCAGGTTAAGGTCACCCCAGTTGCACCTATTGCACAGGCACAGAACATGGGTGACATCGAGAAGATATTGCAATGGGTAACATCTGCCGCACAGCTTGGCCCAGAGGGGCAGATGGCTGTGAAGACAAGTGCGATTGTTGACCATGTGGCTGACAAGATGGGCATCCCGGCGGCACTGCGCACAACACCGCAAGAACGTGAGCAGATGATGCAGCAGGCTATGCAGGCTGCACAGATGGCGGCAGAGGCAGAACAGGTTGAGCAATGATAGTAGAGGGATGGGATGGTCTGCGCACCGTAGAGCCGCAGACACGTAAGACACAACAGGACAATCAAGACGACATAGATAGATTGTACCTGCGCGTATTCGGCAGCGAAGACGGGCAGAAGCTACATGAGCATCTGCGTTCACTGACGATAGAGCAGCCCACTTGGTATCCCGGTGAGGACGCCTCACACGGTTTTGCTAGGGAAGGGCAAAATTCACTTGTCCGCGAAATAGAGCGGCGCATACAGAGAGCGAGAAAGCTATGAATGAGACAGAAGGACTGATGGCCCAAGCCCAGGTTGAAGACCAAAGCGAGGACAACCAGCAGCCAGAAGAGATTTCACACGTACAGCCAGAGGCTGGTCCACAGTCACTTGATGACGTAACAGTTGCGGCAGAAGGTGAGGACGTAGAGTTTGAGCGGCCTGAGTGGTATCCAGACAAGTTTTGGAATGACGAAGAAGGGCCAGACTTGGAGAACCTTGCCAAGTCATACAATGAGCTTCAGAAGAAGTTTAGCCAAGGCAAACATAAAGCCCCGGAGGCATACGATGAAGCAGTTTTTAAGGACGCTGGCATACCAGAAGACGATGAGCTGTATAACACTTACAAGAGCTGGGCAAAAGACAATGGCATCAGTCAGGATGCTTTTGATCAGCTTGCGTCTAAGTTTATTGAGCTTGCGGGTGACGAAGCTGAAGCCGCTAAAATTTCGCATGATGAGGAATATGCGAAACTTGGAAAGAACGCTGATGCGACTATTAAATCAATGACGGATTGGGCGCAAGGCTTGGTGCGTAAAGGCGTTTGGTCAGAGGGTGACTTTGAAGAGTTCCGCATCATGGGCGGCACAGCGCAAGGCTTGAAGGCTTTGCAGAAGGTGCGTAGCTACTATGGTGACAGACCTATCCCGGTTGACGTAACACCAATAGATGATGCGCCTTCTAAGGAAGAGCTGAACGCTATGGTCGGTGATCCAAAGTACGTCAGTGACCCGGCGTTCCGCGCCAAGGTCGAGAAGATGTTTGAGCGTGTCTATGGCACGCAAGAATACTCAGCTATCTAAATGATATGACGCACCTTGCAGGGTGCGTCACTTTCTGTTATTTTATCCTTGACAGATAACCGCTTGCGGCCTGCCAGACCCGTTTCGGGGTGTAACGTACACACCCAAGCTGTCAGCCCTTCCACGGACACCTGATGCGAATTTTGTAAAAACAAAACTTTCATAAGGAGAAAGAAATGGCTCTGTCTATTTCAAATGCCTTTGTCCAGCTTTTTGACGCGGAAGTTAAGCAGGCTTATCAGGGCGCACGCTCTTTAGCCGGTGTTGTGCGTGAGCGGTCTGGTGTAGAAGGCAACCAAGTAAAGTTCCCGAAAATCGGGAAAGGTACAGCAACTGTGCGCGTGCCTCAAAGTGACGTTACCCCGCTAAATGTGAGTTACAGTCAGATCACGGCGACAATGTCAGATTTTATCGCTGCAGAGTACAGTGATATATTTAACCAACAAAAGGTTAATTTTGACGAAAGACGTGAGTTAGTTCAAGTGGTTGGAAACGCCATTGGCAGACGCATGGACCAGCTCATCATTGACGCGCTGGACGCTGCATCATCACCATCAACTGTTGCTACATCAGTTGGCGGTGCAGGCACAAACATGAACCTTGCAAAGCTGCTTGCGGCTAAGAAGGCTCTGGACACAAAGAACGTGCCAGCAGAAGGTCGTTGCATGATTATTCATGCTAATGGTTTGAGTGCGTTGCTTGATGAGACTGAACTCACCTCAAGTGATTTCTCCACCATAAAAAGCTTATCAACTGGTGAGATTGACACCTTCTTGGGCTTTAAATTCATTACCCTTGGTGACCGTGATGAAGGTGGCTTGCCGCTTCCATCAACCCGAACATGTTTCGCGTTCCACCGCGATGCAGTCGGCATGGGCATCGGCATGAACCAGCGTTCTGAAATTAACTACGTTCCTGAGAAGACCTCGTTCCTTGTGTCTTCAATGTTCTCCGCTGGCGCGGTTGCCATTGATGACGAAGGTATCGTGAAAATCTCAGCGACAGAATAAGGAGACTGCACGATGGCTTTTGCAACAAGTGGCTTTCACACAGTAGCTGCATCGAAGCGCGGCAACGCACCTTCCATGTACACCTACACATCCGCTGACGCGATTGCGACTGTGAACACAGAAGGTTATTTCAATGACCTGTCTGACACACTCGCAGTTGGCGACATCATCTTTGTGCATGACAGCGCAACACCAACAATGAGCATTGTTGTTGTTCTGTCAAACGCATCAGGTGTTGTCGATGTGAGCGATGGCACCGCTATAAGTGTAGCGGACGCCGACTAATCCAAGTGGGGCGGGTAACCGCCCCGCTACAATTTAGGAGACGCACATGGCGGCGGGTGATACCAAACTGTCTATCTGTTCAGACGCACTCATCATGCTGGGTGCGGCTCCTCTTTCTAGCTTTGGTGATGGCACAGACGAAGCGCAGGTGGCAGACCGCCTCTACGATGATGTGCGTGACACCATACTGATGCAGTACCCATATAGTTGGACACTGCGCAAAAAGAAGCTGGCACGCCTTGCTGATGCGCCTACAAATGAGTGGCGTTACAAGTACCAGCTCCCCGGTGACATGCTGGGTAATCCAAAGGCTGTTTTTGATACTGATGCGGTAGGCGCACGCCCGGTGCGTGACTTTGAAATTTATTCTGGTGGGCTGTTTACGAACTTAGAAAATGTTTGGATTGATCATCAATATCGCCCAGAGCCAGCGGAGTTCCCACCCTATTTCGTGCGGCTCCTCAAAACCGCGTTGGCGGCTGAGTTTGCTGAGCCAATCACTGACCAGATTACTAAGGCTGACTATTTCCACGGTAAAGCATACGGCACGCCGGGTGAGAACATGCGCGGCGGTCTGGTGCGCGTGGCGATAAATATTGACGGTGCTGACCAGCCACCGCAGTCCATTCAAGAGTTTCCGATTACAGATATAAGGTTCTGACATGTCGCGTATCATTCAGATACAGAATGACTTTACTAGCGGCGAGTTAGACCCAAAGCTGCGTGCGCGTACTGACATATCACAGTATAAGTCCGGGCTAACTACAGCACGCAACGTCAGCATCCAACCACAAGGCGGGGCAAAACGCCGTGACGGCACTAAGTACGTTGCCGCGCTAGACAGTGGCGCAGCTAACGCTGTGCGCATGGTTGCGTTTGAGTTTAGCGTGACCGACAGTTACATGCTGGTGTTTACACCTGGCAAGATGTACGTGTTTAAAAACCAAGCATTGGTGACAAACATAAACTCATCAGGCAACGACTTTCTAGCTGTCAGCGCATTGACTGCTGCCATTATTCCTGAGATGAACTGGATACAATCAGCCGACACAGTTATTGTGGTGCATCCTGATTTGGCACCATTAAAGATTGTGCGCGGCGCAGGTGACAACACTTGGACAGCCAGCACACTGACTTTTTCTTATGTGCCTAAATACGCATACACGCTGACCGTTACAACGGGCAGTAGTTTCAATACTGGCGTGCCGCACGACCACCTTGAGCCTAGCGGCACATCTGGCAACATCACCTTAACTGCAAAGCACAGCGGGTCTGATGCAAACATTTTTACATCAGGCGCAGCGGCATCTGGCAGTTATGTTGGGCAGTATATAAACGTCACACCTTTTGGGCGTTTGCGTATTGTGCGCAAGGTAAGCGATGCAAAGCTAGAGTGTTTTGCAGAAGTACCGTTATTTGATACTAGCGACATTGATGACGCTGATTGGGAGCTTGAGGAAGGCTATGAAGACGTGTGGTCAGGGTCACGCGGCTATCCGCGCAGCGTTACCTTTCATGAGGGCCGGTTGTATTTTGGCGGCACTAAGAGCAGACCGTCTACTATCTTTGGCTCCCGCGTATCAGACTTTTTTAACTTTGACCCCGGCGAGGCACTAGATGACGCAGCGGTTGAGGCAACCCTAGACACAGGAACATTCAATGCGATTGTCGATATGTACTCCGGGCGGCATCTTCAGATATTCACCACTGGTGGTGAGTTTTATGTGCCGCAAACGCTGGATGACCCTATCACCCCAGCTAACCTTATTGTAAAGGCGCAGACTGCTTTTGGTATTAAGGCAGGTGTGCGCGTGCAAAACGTGGACGGCTCAACGCTGTTTATCCAGCGGCAAGGTAAAGCACTGCAAGAGTTTGTGTTTAGCGATACTGTGCAGGCGTACACATCTAGCAAGATCAGCTTGCTGTCATCGCACTTGCTGAAGTCACCAGGTGAGATGGCGGTGCGTGTTGCCACATCTACTGATGAGGGTGACCGGCTTATGATTGTCAACGATGATGACGGCTCGATTGCTTGTTACACATTGTTACGAAGTCAAAACGTAATTGCACCCTGTGAGTGGACAACAGACGGCACGTTCCTAAACATTGGCGTTGATGTTGACGACATCTATGTAATTGTAAAGCGCACCGTCAACAGTGTTGATGTTTACTATGTTGAGGTGTTTGACCCTGATGTATTCTTAGATTGCGCACTAACAGGCGGCGCGGCGTCATCTGTCAATGTGACGCACCTGCAAGCTGCACAAGTGCAGATAATACGTGACGGAATTATTGAGCCTGCACAGACCGTAGGCGCATCGCCGCACACTGTGACGTTTGCCAATGCGGCAACGTCTAGCCATCAGGTCGGGCTTAACTTTACGCCTACCATTAAGACGCTGCCGGTTGAGCCTAACCTGCCCAGCGGCTCACTCAAGGGCTTCAAGAAGCGCATCTTTGAGATTAACGCTGAGCTGTTTGAGACGCAGGCCATGTCAATCAACAATAAAGAGATACCGTTTAGAAAGTTTGGCACAAACATATTGAACGATGATGTTGAGGAATACACAGGCATAAAGACACTAAACGGTGTTTTGGGTTATAGTTATGATGGACAGTTGACAATAACACAGTCCGTGCCGCTAAAGATGACGGTGCTGGGCGTAGAGTATAAAGTGAGTGCAGGCCAATGACGGCAACCTTATCGGCTTATTCACAAATACAAGCAGGCAAAGCGCAGGCAAGGGGGCTTGCCGCTCAAGCTACGCAGACACGTATTGAGACACGGTCAGAAGCTTTAAAGTATAAGCAGCAGGGCGTGGCTGTGCTTGATAACATTTTGCAAACGCAGGCAAACATGTTGGCGCGTGCCGGTGCTGGCAACGTAGACCCGTTTAGCGGTTCTGCTATGGCACTGCGGTATCGTGCTTTGGCAAAGGGTTCAGAGGAGTTTTATCTTACAAAGGAAGGCGCAACTATAGTTACAGCTACTGGTGAGGCGCAAGCTAACGAGTACATAAGGCAGGGTAGGGCAGTTATGCAAGGTGCAATTCTTGGTGCTGGGATTACACTCGGCACCGCCGCAGTGTCAGCCGGTGGTATTGGTGGACCCCCTACTGGATAATAGGTGAAGCATGGCAGAGAGATATAGACCTTTAGGTGTTAGCATCCCCGGTGTGCCGTCTGTCAATTATGTGCAGACAGGTCGCGCACAGGCTGCTGTGTTTGAAAAACTTTCTAGTGCGCTTGACCAGATGACTGAGTTTACATTGAAGCGTGCTGAAGCAAGAGCCTTAGAAGAGGGTGCTGAATATGGCGCAATGAACGCGCCTACAAAGCAACAGCTAGAGCAAGCCGGTCAAGATCCAGAGAAAGTTTTGCCGGGTGATAAGACTACCGTGTTTGGCAAAGCTGCAAGAAAGGCAGCCCTTGATACAGTGCAGGCCAACATGGAAGCGGCAACTCGCCAAGAGATTACGCAGTTGCGCCTTGATGGCATTAAGAACGAAGTGTCAGTTGCTGACTTTACCACACAAGTGCAGTCAGCGATTGATGGTTATGCTCAAGCATTAGACCAAGTCAGCCCTGTTGCTGGCGTTAATTTTCGCGCTGGCATGGCGGCAAACGCAAACAGCTCAGTGCTGGCTTACTCTGAGAAGCTGCTTAGTGAGCAACAGAGGCAGGCAAAAATTAAAGCTGAGTTAGATTCTGACGCAATCATAACCGGCCCACCAGATGCGGAACCCGGAAACAGTAGTATTGATGATGTGTTTGCGGCAGGCTCCACACCTGCCACATCCACACAGCAAGGCGTCAGTATGACTGCAAAGCTAAATGATTTAAGGCGTCAGGTTGGGTTGGCAGCAGGTGCCGCAGGTCCAGAGATGGTGCGTGCAAAGCTAAAGGCTTTTGATGATGCTGTTACTGCACGTTATACGCAAACAATTTCTGACTGGGCTATGGAGACGCCACAGGCTCTCGTTGAGTTATCTAAAAACAAAATGACAGATAAGCGTATAGAAGACATCTGGAACAACATGGACGCTGATCAGAAGCGTGCAGCAGAAGACGACATCATAAGGCGCATGAGCGCACAGCTATCTTTTGAGGCAACTATTGACGCAAAGAAAGAACGCGCACGCAAAAACCTTGCGGAAACTACTGTTGTTGAGATTGCCAAAGCCAGACTAAAAGGTGATGAAGTTGCTGTTTCTGATGGGTTAAATAAGCTGGCTTTATATGATGGTGATAAGTATTCCAGCCTGTCTGAAACAATTATGCAGAAGGGTAACTTTGATGACCCGGCAACCATCAACATGCTTGAGATAGCTTCACTAAACAACACGCTATCGCAAGTAATGATAATGAACGCCTACAGCACAGGCAAACTAAGCAACCCGACATTTGTGGCTATGCTCGAAAAGGTAGATGCGCAGCGCAGTGAAGACCACACTGAGGCTATGAAATACGTGCGTGCAATGCTGGTGCCAGAAGTTCTGCCGGGTACAATCTTGTCAGGCGCAGATGACAGCCACAAAAAGGCGGCAAAAAAAGTTGCTGAGATTGAGGCTACGTTGATTTTAGAGGTGCGCCGCAACCCCGGCGTCAATCGTCTTGAGTTTATCAAGCCGCTTGTTACTGCGCGTCTGACTGTTGATGAGAAGGACAACACAAAGGCAATAGAAAAAGCCGAAAAGCAAATGGAAAAGTTACGTAATCAAAATGTTTTGCCTAATGGTTTTACAGTAGAGGACGCAATAAATTACTATACCAGTAAGGGTCAGAGCAAACTGGCTAAAAACCTAAAGGTGCTACAGCAATGAACCTTGAAAAAGAAATAGGCAACAGCCTTGAGTTTATGACTAACGGCGGCACCTCTGAGATACACCGCTCAGACGATGGCACTATTGTGGCACGCCCTACACCAGTGCGCATGGGTGCAACTGGCATGGGCTTGCAGCCGCCTATTCGCAGGGAGCTAAGCCAAGCAGAGCCACAGACCCTTGAGCAAACCAAAAAGGATATTGTGCCTACACTTGTGGGCTTACCGGCTGGTGCTACAGCGGCAACACTTGGCACGTTGCAGGACATTGCTGGTCTAATCTATGGTGGCGCAAAAGCAATGGGTGCTGAAGAAGGCCAGAAAATGCAGACGTTCCTAGACACAGCCGGGGAGATATCTGACAAGTACGGGTCTGGTGCTGTGAAGGGTTATGTCAGGCAAAAGGCAGAAGAAGCTGGGCTTGATGATGACCAGCTCAAGGTTTTAGATGAGGCCATGATGGCTGGCGAGTTTGGCGGCATTGGCGGTTTGGCAAAGGCTGCTGTGACCAAAGGGCCGCAGGCACTATCCAAAGCCGGTGACATGGTTGAAGGTGCTGGCGATGCGGCAAAGGCACGTATGGCAGAAGGCGGCGTAACACTGACTAGCGGCGTTGACCCTGACCCGTTAATTGCTGCGGCTGGTGATGCTGTGAAAGCGATGAGAGATGCGCCAGCATATTCTAGTGAAAAGTTAATTTCTCAAAGACTGCCGACAGGTGCAACTTCAACAGAAGACCCCCTTTCATCTCCGCTTGTTACTGACACGGCTGTTACACTTCAGCAGCCAGAGAAAAAGCTAAAGGCAAATTTTGAAAAGGTTGCCACATATCCAAACATGCCACAAGGGTTTGAAGCGTTAGAACCGCAGGAAGCAGCAGAAGCGTTAAAAGAGCATGTTGTGCAAAACCTATTATATTTATTTGACAAAGTGCCAGAAGCAACCAGAGAGCGTTCAAAGCTTTGGTACGTTGGTGCTAATAAGCTGTCACAAGATTTGGCTGATAAATATGAGTTGCCTTTGGAAAGTGTAGCTGGGGCTATGGCTGCGCTGTCGCCTCAGAAAGATTGGTATCAAAACGCAGACCTTGGCAGGCGCGTTGTTGAAATCATGCACAATGTTACGCGAGGTAACGAAAAAGGCATGATCATGGATGCCAAGATGATTAAGATGATGAACACCAAATTCAAGGCTGATAAGCCAAAAGACAAAGTCATCATGGATGCAATTAAGGGCAAAGCATTTGGCGACCTTGAGTTACCTGCCGAAAAGGCTATGTGGTTGCGCGTGTATGATGAAACATACAACGACCGTGCTTATCCTATCATTAACCCAGAAGGCACTACAGGCAAAACGGTCAAAACAACTAAAGGTGCTAACGCTAAAGTAGCTTGGGGTAGCCTATCTGAAATTGGCAAAGCTATCACAGCTATTGAGAGTGGCGGTGACCTTAAAGTTCTGTCTGACCAAATGGGCGGTCAGAACAAGGTGCGTAATTTCTACAATAACATTTACAACCCTATGTCTGAAAATGGTGATGTAACGATTGACACACATGCTATTGCGGCTGGTCTTCTAAGGCCACTTGCTGGGGACTCTACTGAAGTGCATCATAATTTTGGGTCAACGCCTGATGTTAAAAAACGTGACGCATTGTGGTCTGGTGGTACATCAAACACTAGCTTAACTGGTGTAAAGGGATTGTATGGCATTTACGCTGATGCGTATCGTGAAGCCGCTAGACAGCGTGGCATATTGCCAAGAGAAATGCAGTCTATCACTTGGGAAGCGGTTAGGGGGCTGTATTCTGCTACTGACAAAGGAAATGAGCAATTTGTCGCAGATATAAATGATATATGGTATAAGTATAAAAAAGGTGAATTAGACTTAAAGGGAGCGCAAGATGCAGCAATTGCAAGAGCAGGCGGCATTGACGAACCAACTTGGAAAGACTGATCCAATTGTTCAGTTAATGCAAAAGTACGGCATAAAAATGACTAGAGAAAATTATCTTTATTATGCGTATATGGGTGATGTGCCAAAAGAAATTGGTGCAGAAATAGAAGAAAGCATGCCAGAACAATTTAGGCTAAAAGATGGCACAACAACTTGATCAGAAGATAGAGCAAACCATAGCTGACGAACGCCAGCATGAGATGCAGTTTGAGGCACAGTCAGAGGTTGTTGAAGAACAGCCGCTAACATCAGAGACTGTTGTTGGTGCTATCGAGCAAGGTATGCAAAACGCGGCTGTGGCTATTGATGACCCAGAGCCTATTCAAGTTGCAAGCATCAGCGACATGGTTACCGGCATTGCTAAAGCCACAATGGAAGCACAAAAACGTGCAGGTCAAGCTGTGCCAGATGAGCCGGTGCAAACGATTGCTGGTCGCGTTGTTCTAAAAGAGGCAACCCCAGAAGATGTAGACGCAATCAACGCAGCACTAGGCGGCGAGTACACCAAAGGACTTAACTTTCCACGCCTTGCTGAAGAAGCAGGCGACTTTGACTTAGCTACATATTACGCACAGTTAAAGGACGTGAACGCTGAGCTGTTTGAAAAAGCACGGCGTGGCACAATTACGTTTGACACATTGCTTGAAAGCGCAGAAGAGCGTGGCATAGACAACATTGTTGTTAGTATGCTGAAGCGCAGACCCGGCACACCGGCAACAGCGGAAGAATTGCTTGGCGGCATCATTGGCTCTTATCATCTAATTAAAGAAACAGATGCAGCGTTTATGGCGGCGAGAGCCTTGCCAGCAGGTGCTGACCGTCAGCAAGCTATGACCAGAGCAAACCAGATGCTTGCCGCACAGGGTACGCTTTTGGCAAATGTTAGCGGTGCCGCATCAGAGGCTGGTCGTACTATGTTTGTTGCCCGTGAGGCAGGCAAGCGCATGAACTTAGGCGACCTTAGTGAACGCGCTGAACGCATCAAGTTTTTGTTTAGTGCTGAAAGCGCGGATGACGTTGAGCATATTGGTGAGCTGTACATGGCCCTTGGCGACCCACGCGCCAAGGCAAAGTTTGTTGAGCAAGGTTTCTTGGCTAAAAGCATGGACGTTGTTACTGAGGTGTGGATCAACGCCATCTTGTCTAACCCGGTAACACATGCTGTAAACGTAGCAGGCAATGCCAGCTTTATGATGTTGCGCACCGTAGAGACTGCGCTTGCTTCTGGTATTGGCAGATTGCGCACATTGCGGCCCGGTAGCAATCCAGACAGAGTGCGCGCCAGAGAAACACTAGCGCAGCTAGAAGGTATGCGCCGTGGTTTAGCAGACGCGACTTTGCTTATGGGCCGGGTCATGCTTACAGAAATGCCCGGAGACATGGCGTCAAAGATTGATGTGCGCAACACACGCGCTATTGGCACAACTGGCGACCTGTCAGACATAGCCGCTCAA